GCTGTCGTTTATTTGCGCTGCAACAGGAATATAATGCAAAACCGCTGTGCCTGAGCCATTCGAGGGGATAAATTTTATCTTAGACCCTTGAATGTGGTACTGCGTCTCAGCATAAAGCCGGTCACCAGAGTAAAGAACAGCCTTATGCCTGTTTCGCTCCTGGAAAGAGTAGTTCCTTAAACTGTAAGTGCTGCCGCCCACAGTTAAATCCACGCCAAGCGCTTTGTAGAAGTCACCTGGCAATGAATGTGTGTCGGTAGATGCTAAGTTTAAGTCTGAAGTCGATTCAATGTAGTAATCCTCGTATTTTTCAATCACGAGGTCGTAGAGCTCAGCATAAGCCGAGTTGATATAATCCCTAATCTCTGCGTCGCTAACAAAAGTAGAGTTTTCCATATCCGCCATTCGACGGGCACGGCTCCTTAAGGTTGCCTCTGTAAATGTAGCCACAGCTTCCCCCTAAAAAGAAGGGGGCCGAAGCCCCCCTCCAAGCTCAATCTTTTGACTGATTAGAGTAAATATCAAAAAACTCGCCAAGTGCTTGGCCAAGTTCTTCTGAGTCTTCACCCTTGAAAGCCGAATGGACCTTCTTTGATGCCTCTTTCATGGCGGCTTTGGAGCCATCATCGCCTTTTGGCTCTGAAAACTTCTTCTTCGCCTTTTCTAAGACAAGAACTGATAATCCATTAGCTGCCATATCAAGTCACGCTGCTGTTCTTGAGCAGAATAAAGAATGAAAACTCATCCCCATCTGCGAATGCCTGCGCGTTACCATCATCATCAGTAAACTTGAACCGCACCGATGGCGTGGCTACGCTTACATCATGTGAAACAACATAGGCAAAACACTCATCCGGGGCAGAAGCGGTGACGGTCGCATTTGCGTACATGAGACTGGTGTATTTATCATCAAGATAAATCCAATAGTCTCCATTTCCCGCCTTTGTCGCTGTAAAGCCGATACCGTCAGCAACAGTCGCGACGCCACTGCCGTCAGTGGTAACCCGCCCAGCAATAATCTTCAGCTCACGTTCAAGCGCCTGAACATCTTTAAAATCCCTATTAGCCATAATTCATCTCCCTTCAATGAGTTAAATTATGCCAATGCTACGCGGCAGTTATAGCCAGGAGCATTGCAAGAAACGTTGCCGTAAAAACCGATACGTGTTTCATAGGCATCTGCGTCCGTTACGCGAAGCATGTTTTGGCCATCAAGGTCAAGAATACTAACTGCTTGTCCAAGACTGTTTAGAGTCCAGGTATTTAGCTGAAGCATCCATGCAACGTTTGGCTGACAGTTATGGTCAGGAATAACCTTCATGTGACCACGGGGACCATTTACAACCAATGCATCAAAGCCAACACTAGCATCGCTAGTTTTAACCTTGTCGTACTGAACCTTAGACCCTAAAGCTTTTTCAAGGTTTGAGTAACTAGCAAAGTCCATAAAGATGTGGTCAGGGGCGCCGCCTTCGCGACCAATTAGAGACGCTCCTTCAATAAGAGCTTCCTCAATCGGCAAGGCAGAACCGTCAAACCGGTTTCCACCCAATCGAGTAGTGTCGGCTGTTCGGTTAACACCAAAGTGTAACGTTGCTCCTGGGGCTGATTCCGGGCACCAAGCCTCAAGTCCAGAAATCTTTAAAAGATCGTCTGCTTCTGTATAATCGCCTGCTTGAAAGACAGCATCGGCAGATCCAGAAGAAAGAATGTCGGCATCAAGAGCCGCGCTCACAGTAATTACACCAGTTACACGGTTAATGGCCGAAATTGTTCGTGCGCCACCAGAGCGAAGAGCCGATGCACCGTCAGCAGCAAAAACAATACTCATCCCGACTTCAAAGTTTACCACGTCCGCAATTGGGTTTAGTGTAAACGATGAGGCCGTAACAGGGTCAACGGTTACTGTACCAATTTGACCTGAACCATTTCGATACATTGCAACTGAAAGAGAGCGCTTAAGGCTATGAATTGCCCCGTCAATCTCGTTGCTTGCATAGCGAACAAAGGCGTCAGCATTGCCAGCAGAGGCACGAATTGCCTCATGTTGAATCGCCGCGAATGAGTAGTCTTTTACCCGCGTCAAAAAGAATTGACGCATAACAGACGTTGATGTGTTTGCTTGGCCTGTGCCAAAAGTAGCACTTCGGCGCTGCGGCCCAGTAACAACAAGTGGTACGGGCATTCCGTCACCACCAAACTTTTCATACTTAGGCATAAGAGCGAAAAGCGGGTTGTGCTCATACGTCATCGTTTTGATGCGCTCAGCTTTGTAGTGTTCTTTTAGGAGGTTATTAACCCCCGCTGCGGATGTGTCGATTCCTAATGGAGTTCCAGTAGCCATAATTTATCTCGCTTGCCCTGCTTCAATCATGCGGGCGATACGCTCCAGGGATTCTTCGCGAGACAACATACCAGTGTCTTTCTCGCTCGCCCCCGTAGCAAGTTGATTTGTCAGTGTCTTTGGTTTTTTCTGAGCCCTTTTTACGGGTTCAGTTCCTACTGCGTCATCAACCGGCGTTTCCTGCGACTCCGATGCTGGCCGTGAAAGCCCATACTTCTTCTGCAACTTTTCAGCCTTAAAATAACCCTCCAGCGACTCTTCAAGGCTTTCTTCTACAAGGTCTGCCGCTTGGGCTGCCGTTATTTCACGGCCATTATTCTCGTAAAAGTCACGCATAAGCTGCGGCACCATCCACTGCATGTTTCCGGCACGTAAAAGCTCATACTTTGGTTCATTGTCCACGAATTTTGAAACTTGGTCAACAAAGGAGTTCCACTCAGTGGTTTCTTTTTGCTTTGTTGCGGTTTCTTCTTTTTCTTTTTGAGCATTAATTAACGCTTCGATTTGTTTTGCCTGCTCTTCAATTTTTTGCGTCATTACGCTTTCAGCGGGCAATTCACCGTTAATATCCTGGTGCAACAGGTCTTTTATGCTCACCCCATTACTCTTTAGAAACTCTAAAGGATTGGTTTGAGCAAGCTTTCGAGCATCTTTTATTGCTTGAATTTCGGCTTTTAACTGCTCGTTTTCAGATTTAAACAGCTTTGAAGCTTCTTGTTGTTGCTGAAATGCTGCCTCTTTTCGCGCAATTGCAGCAAACGCGCTAACAACATCGGGCGATGGCTCCGCTGGCGGTTCAGGCGACGGCGCCACCTCCGCTACAGATAACTCACCCTCCGGTGCGGATAATTCAGGCTCTACGGCAACTTCAGCTTCTACTGCGACTTCTTGCACTTCTTCACTCATAATGTCTCCTACATTGGAATTGCTTGGTCAGCCCCTTGTGGTGCTGCGGCTTCTTCAGCCATCATTTGTTCGCCCATTGCTGGTGGTGTAGCGCCAGTTGGCGCAATCATGCCCTCTGGCCCCATTGCTTCGCCAGGTGCCCCGCCTTGAGGTCCCATCTGGGATTGGGCCTGCATTTGTGCCTCTGCTTGGGCCTTTTGCGCTTCTGCCTGCATTCTCCCGATAAGAGATACACAGTCCTCCATGAACCTACGCAGCAAATCCTGTCGCTCTTCTGGGACCTTGTTTACCTTGGCTTTTAAATAAGCCGAACGAACCAAGCGCATTGCTAACGGTAAGTCAGTAAAAGGCTCAGGAGGGGAATAAATCCCATGCTCAAGCATCTGCTCAATTTGCTGCATTACGTCATCATAAGCAGCCATTGCCATGTTATTCACAGCGGCAATATCTGGATAATCAAGAAGACCGCGAGCCTCTTGCTGGGAAAGCATCCCGGCCTGAAGCATTTCAATGACTTTTTGAAGCTTACCGGCAGGAGTCGTTGGCAGAAGATTGGTTGGATAAATCTTCATAACGTACTGGTCATTTTTAAGATTAATATCTTTCCATTTTATCTTTTCGATAAATTTATCACCGTGACTAATAACCTCGAAGTTATCCCCGCGCTCAGCGGCAGTACGCGCAATATCAATCATCTGATGCGCTGCGTCCAAAAAGACACGTTCATACTGCTGCGCGGTAATCATAAAACGCTCGGTTTCGATATCCTGGAACTCACGAAGAGCTACACCAGACTCTAGTCCTGCTGGCTTTTTAGACTGTGCCGCTAATTGAGAAATACCCGTAATCTCATAGGCTCGATTAAATAACCGGTCTAAGTGAGAAAAAATTTCACCCGATACAGTCTTAGGGACAAAGAACTGAGGCGGCGTGCCTCGGTACTCAATAACACCCCAAGTTTCGTTATTTAGGTGAGCTTTGGCAATCTTGGAGCCTGCTTCAACAAAAACCTTTGGCTTTGCCAGGTGCATCTGTTCCTGGATATTAAAAAGCAGCTTATTAATTTCTAACTGAATACCAGTCAGTTGTTCAGAGAGCCCTTGCCCGAAGAAGCCGAGAAGGCGTTCAGTCCATCGGATAAACACGAACGGAAAGTAATCGCGCTCATACGGTTCTTCGAGCAGCGTAGCGCCATCAATGCAAATAGCGTGGCGTCCATCTCCGGCGTCCTTACCACTAGGTAAGTGCCAAGCTTCGATGCACAGGATTTGACTGCTGTGGTCTTCATCTCCGTAGTCACCCTCTGGTGGCGCCGCTGAATAAATTTCATCGCGCCTCTCTGGATAAATAGCATGAAGAACATCCCTATCGACATACTTGACCTGGAAAAGCTGGCGAGGCTTACCGTAAACAGCCTCTCGGTCATCGACAACAATTTCATCAGGAAAGACTCGCTCTACTTCGATTTGTTCCTGGCCTTCGTAAATCTTCATTGCGCCTGTGCCAAAAACACAAGCATCCATAAAAACCCTTGGAGCTATGTCGTAAATCTTGGTGGCGTAAAATTGACCTTCACAAAACTTATCGAGCAATTTAGCGCGTCTTTGCATCCGATAATCGCCATCACTGGTCAAAAAGGTCGCTTTAGGGCGGTTTTTTGCGATTTTAGCGGTAACAGTGTCACACATTGACTGAATAACATTCAAAGTTACTCTGTGACGCATCGATGTGCTCTTGCTTCGAGCGTAGGTACTGCTACTCAAGCCAGAATTATAATAATTGCCATAGAGCCGAAGGTTTTGAAGGTTTTGTTCCTTACGATAGCTTTGGTCATCCAAAATAGCTTCGTATCGTTCCATCACGCCTTCATGGGCATCTTTTTTAGAGTTCCACCAGTTTTCCATCATCATCCCCCAGAGGAATAGTAGAGTAAGAAGTCATCTTCTTTTTCAGGGTCGAGGTCAGCTTGCTGATAATCTTCAGGAATAGCAAACCCAACTTCTGGAACCTTATCAGGAAACACGACTGAAATTTTACCATTTGGAGTCTCATAACTGATACTTTTTGCGCCAATGCTTTGGCCAAACTGTACAGCTTCTTTTAATTCATCATCCATTCAAGGTTACCTGTCCCTTCATTGTCGTTATCTTCAAGCTTCATAGCTGCGTTTTCCCAGTATTCATCTTCTAGTTTTTTATAATACTCAGGGGTTCCCCTGGATGGCGGCAAGATAGCTTCTTCATGAGTAAAGTGCTTGGATTCTCTCCAGGCATAAAGGCAGGCATCGGCGAGGTGGTTATCAAACCGGCCATCTTCTTTTCGGCGGTCCTCGTCCCACTGTAAGAGACGCCACTCATCCACTAAATCTGACAAGCCATTTACTAAAATATTTCCAGCAGCTAAATCTGAGTTCATTAATTCGATGTAAGCCGCTTTGTTTCGTTTTTCTGCCGCCTGGATAGGCAGAGCCCACCGCTGGCGAAATTCTTCGACAATTGATTTACCTAGTCCACCCGTATCAGCGACTATCGACGTAAAATTATACATCTCATTATATTCATGAATTTTCTGGGCAATGTCTGAAGGAAGCATTTTCGACTGCTTGAAAGTATCCACCACATAAAAATGCGGCAAGTCAGCGCTGTACGCCCCAATAACAAAGGCCGTTGCGTCTTCATAACCTAAATCCACCCCTAGAATGTAGTCAAAATCATGCTCATGGTGCGGCACGTCATCATAAAAATTCTTTTCTTCAGAGTATTTATAAACCAAGGAGTCTTCAGACCTAATCCATTGGCCCTTCCACTCTCGAAGATAAACCGGGTTTGTGTCGTCCCATTTCTTCTGGCGCATACGCTTTTCAAGCCAGTCCTTGGCGTGAGGTATGTGCGGGTTGTACATAATGGTCCAGTGGTGGTTACTGTAGGCAAA